TCATAAAATTGTTGGTGAAGATTTTATGCTCGCTACCGCTGCTGATATTGTAGCGGATCCTTCTGCTCCTGATGCTTTTGTTCAGGGAATTATGGAAGGAAAAGAGTGGATTTGGGATGGAGGAATTCTTCGTGAAAAACTTGCAGAATCAACTCAGCGTAAAATTAATACATTAGTTGATGAAAGAATATTGCAGGAGAACAAAGTACAATTGTTCCAAGAGTTTCTTTCAAATCTTTAATTTATAAATAAATATAGATTATATACAAATATCTAAACAAAAATGTCCGTTGGTAGAAATTTACAAGAAATGGAAAACGTAGTAACCAAAGGCGCAAAACCTGCAGAACCATTGCAATCTGGAAATGCTTCTGGTGTCGTAACACCTGGGCAAACTGGTGCATGGGAAGATTTAGGTGGCCCTACTCCAGAAAACTATCGTCCAGATGACGATTCTGCAAAACTCAAAGATCCTGCAACAACTCTTGCTCAGGTAAAGAATGTTGTTAACGCTAAAGCAGCTTCAGTTAAAGAAGAGACTGAAGATGAAGAATCTGAAATTATTTCTGAAGAAGATGAAGAAGAAGTAATTGTTGAAGATGAATCTGTAGAAGAAGAGGACGAAGAAGAAGGTGTAGAAGAAGAGGACGAAGAAGAAGGTGTAGTTGCAGAAGAGGAGTTTAACATCGAAGAAGATGTCAATGCTCTTCTTGCTGGTGAAGAACTTTCTGAAGAGTTTCAAGAAAAAGCACGTACTATTTTTGAAGCTGCTATTCGTTCAAAAGTTTCTGAAATTAAAGAAGAACTTCAAGAAACATATGAGAATGCTCTTATCGAAGAAGTTCAATTTATTAAGCACGAACTTACTGAGCGTTTAGATACATATCTTGAATATGTTTGTGACGAGTGGATTAATGAAAATGCACTCGCTATTGAACATGGTCTTAAGACCGAAATGACTGAATCTTTCATTCAAGGAATGAAAGGTCTTTTTGAAGATCATTATGTTTCAATCCCTGAAGATAGATATGATGTAATCGAGAGTATGGTAGATAAACTTGATGAAATGGAAGCAAAACTCAACGAGCAAATCGAAAGAAACGTTGCTCTCAACAGAAGATTAGCTGAGTCGGTTGCTGATGTAATCTTTGCAGATGTCGCTGAGGGTCTCGCACTTTCTCAGAAGGACAAACTCGCTTCTCTTGCAGAAAATGTTGAGTTTGATAGTGAAGAGAACTATCGTGAGAAACTGGTAACTCTGAGGGAATCATATTTCCCAACCAGACCTGCTGGTACTCAAAGAGATGACTCTGAAACTTTATCTGAAGATGTTTCTTATGGTTCAGATTTAACCGAATCTGTATCTCCTATGATGGGAGCATATCTTCAGACTCTTAGCAGAGTCGCTAAAAAGTGATTTTTAAATTATATTAATCAAACTAAATTTTTTAAAAGAGGTAAAACAAATGCAAATGTTCAATGCAGAATATTTGCAGGAGAAGTGGGCACCTATCCTGGACTACTCAGGACTCGATGAAATCAAAGATTCACATCGTAGAGCTGTAACCGCTATCCTGCTCGAAAACCAAGAAAAAGAACTCCGCGAATCACGCGAGTTCCTTTATGAATCACCAACCAACTTCACCGCATCTAGTGCTGGTGCTGCTGGATTTGGTGGTAGCGCACAAGGATTCAGTGCTGGTCCTACCGCAGGTTTCGATCCTGTTCTGATCAGTCTTATCCGCCGTTCAATGCCAACTCTGGTCGCTTATGATCTGTGTGGCGTTCAACCAATGAACGGTCCTACTGGACTCATCTTTGCAATGCGCTCTCGTTATAACAACCAGAGTGGAAACGAAACATTCTACAACGAAGTAGATTCGGCATTCTCTGGACAAGATTCAGGATTCAATGTTACCAGTGGATTCACCAATGGTACTGTTGGTATGGGTACTACTGCACAGCAAGGTACTAATCCTGGTCTTCTTGACGGTACTGCACCTGCAACTGGTGATGCAACCACCTACAACGTAGGTCAAGGTATGCGTACCGACAGTGCAGAAAACCTTGGTGATGGCAGCGGTGATCATTTCAACCAGATGGCATTCTCAATCGAGAAAGTCACCGTAACCGCTAAGTCACGCGCACTGAAGGCTGAGTACTCACTCGAACTCGCACAAGACCTGAAGGCAATTCATGGTCTGAATGCTGAGGCTGAGTTAGCAAATATTCTCTCAACTGAGATTCTTGCTGAAATCAACCGCGAAATCATCCGTACCATCTATAACGTTGCTAAGCCTGGTGCTCAAGCAAACGTTGCTACTTCTGGTACTTTCGACCTCGACGTTGACTCCAACGGTCGTTGGTCTGTTGAGAAGTTTAAGGGTCTTATCTTCCAAATCGAGCGCGATGCAAACGCAATTGCACAGCAAACTCGTAGAGGAAAGGGTAATATGATTCTCTGCTCTGCTGACGTTGCTTCTGCACTCACCATGGCAGGTGTTCTGGATTATACCCCTGCTCTGAACGCTAACCTGAACGTTGATGACACTGGCAACACCTTCGCTGGTGTTCTGCAAGGTAAGTATCGTGTTTATATCGATCCTTATGCTGCAAACGTTTCTGCTAACCAGTTCTACGTTGTAGGTTATAAGGGTTCTTCACCTTATGATGCTGGTCTTTTCTACTGCCCATATGTACCTCTCCAGATGGTACGTGCAGTTGGTGAGAACACCTTCCAGCCCAAGATTGGCTTTAAGACCCGTTACGGTCTTGTTGCTAACCCATTTGCTGAAGGTATTACTCAGGGTCAAGGTGCTCTTAGCCGTAACACCAACACCTACTACAGAAGAGTCAAGGTTACTAACCTTATGTGATCTCGATTCCCATATCTATCAGACCCCCGAAAGGGGGTCTTTTTTTATCTAAATAAAAATAAAAATAAAAAGAATGAAAACTTTTCAACAATTCATGAATGAAGCAGTTGGAGATCCAATAAGTCCAAATAGCGTATATAAACTTAGTGATCCAACGGTTCAAAAAAATATTCAATCTGCTATGAGAGTTGCAGGGCCTTCTCCTATTTCATCTCTAAAACCAAAAAAACAAAATCCAAAACAAAATTCATCTTATTCTGATAAATTTGTAAAGAGATTTGTTGGAAGCACTATGTTCTCCCCTCAATAAAATAATGGCAACTTCTCCATTTGCTAAACAAATATCAAATAGAAACTTTTTATCTCCTGTAGGGTTTCAATTTACCTTATCTAAGTATCCAAAAGTTTCATTTTTCTGCAATTCTGCAAAAATACCTCAAATAACTTTACAAACTGAGACACAATCAACTTATTTAAAAAGGATAGATGTTCCTGGAGATCAATTAGAGTATGAAGATTTAAAATTAAGATTTTTAGTTGATGAAGATCTAGTTAATTATACAACAATTCATAACTGGTTAACTGCACTTGGATTTCCAGAAACACCTAAACAATTTGATGATAAATTGATGGAATCTGGTGTTTCAGATCCTTTGAATTTTTTTAGTGATGCTACTTTGATTATATTAAACAGCAACTATAATCCCAAGGTTCAAGTTAGATTTAAAGATTTATTTCCAGTTTCTTTAACTTCTTTGGATTTTACTGCTACGGATACTGATATTAATTACTTTACAGCAGAGGTGTCTTTCAAGTATACTATCTATAACATCTTAAATATGCAAAACAAACCTTTATGACACTTGATGAAATCCAGGAGATGTGGCAGAGAGATTCTGTCATTGATCCTGATAATTTGCACGATGAATCTTTAAAAATTCCACAACTTCATTCCAAATATTATACCATATACAATACAATTACTCTTCTTAGAGAAAAGGCAAGAGAAACTTATAGTAGGGTCAAACTAGAAAGATACAACTACTATACAGGAAAGGCACCAGCAGAGGTTTATGTTGAAGAACCATTCCCATATAAAGTTAGAGACAAAGAGGCGTTACAGAGGCATCTAGACGCTGATGAGAGACTGAATAAAATAGACCTTAAAATTAGATACTATGACATTATGTTGAAGTTTCTTGAGGAGATTATCAAGACAGTTTCCAATAGAACTTTTCAAATCAAGAATGCAATTGAATGGAATCGTTTCCAAGCGGGGTTTAATTAACAGAAATAAATAATCATAACTGATATGTTATGAATGTCACATTTGATTATTTCAAAGAAGAATGAGGTATTTCTTCAAGTTGAAGCAGAACCACACGTCTACTATGAATTAAGAGACGCATTTCAATTTGAAGTACCAAACGCCAAGTTTGCACCTGCTTACAAGAATAAGTGGTGGGATGGTTACATTCACCTGTTCAATATCAATACGCAAGAAATATATGTTGGTCTATTAGATAAACTCATAAGATTTTGTGAACAACACGATTACACTTATGAGTTTCGAAACAATAAGTATTATGGTCTTCCATTTGAGATAAATGAGAATATCTCAAAGGAAGGTGTAAAAGATTATATGAATTCTATTTGCAAGTACTCTCCCCGCGATTACCAAGTTGAGGGAGTATACGACGCTTTAAGACATAATAGAAAGTTGTTGATATCTCCAACTGCTTCAGGAAAGTCGTTGATGATATATTCGATTGTGAGATATTACGTTGAGAAAGAACAAAATAT